ATCACCTTCGCCTTTTTCAATCTCGGTCGTCCCGATAAACAGCTTGCTTACTGACGCATCACATAAGCTGGTAGCCTCCAGCTCGATATCGTCATAGTTCGCGCCTGAAGTGTTCAGGTCGAATGTTGCCGTGTCCGGGCTGATCGAGTTCTGCGGAGTCGAATCCGAAACTGTGATCGTTACCTCGGCATCATTGTCCTTCGTAAACTTAACCGTGAATACTGCATCACCCTCGTCGAGTGTTGCAAGATAAGCCTTCTTAATGGTGATCGTTCCGTCAGAGAGCGACCAGTTTGCGCCGCCGGATCCCTTCGGGACTTCCGTATCACCTAAGAAAAGCTTGCTGACAGTTGCGCCGACACCACTTGTCGCTGTAAGCACTACGTTCGCATATCCCGCTGCTTCGGTATTTTTGTCAAACGTAGCTGTGGTCGGGCTCACAGCGTTTAGCCGTTTTTTACCGTCAGCGTGACGAGGCTGTTTTTGTCTACGACTTTACCGTCAGCGAGCATGATGCACTTCGTTACTTCGTCATCAGTATCCTGATCTGTGTACTTGCTGATCGTCGGCTGCATATTTGTGTTCAGCATATAGTCTTCCATTCTGAACAGGAACGCGATGATCGTATCAGCTGCTACAGTTCCGGCTGTGTAAGCGGGAAGCTGTGATGTGAACTCTACGCGACGACCAAAGAGCGTGTAAGCCGGCTTGCCATCGATACCGGAGTCAACCCTTGCGATGGGCTGCTTTGTGGTATCAACCATTCCGAGAACCTGGCTGACAAATGTCTTCTTGTTCATTACGTAGATCGCATCGTCATATCCTTCAGGAAGAGCTGCTTCCATTGCGATAAGATCAGCATAAGCAAGAGCTGTGCTTTCATTAACTTCGATAGCCTGTCCCGATGCAGGTGTTTCAGCAAGGATGCCGAGAGGCTCATGATAAGTGGTTGTGCCACGACCATTGATGATAGCTGCGTCAAGTGCGCGTGCTATAGCCTCAGATACCTGACGGATAAGGGTCTGCTCGAAAACGTCAAGCGTTACGTTGTCAACCTCGAGAGATACAGCAACCTGAACTTTCAGCTTGTTATAAGCGAAAGTAACGGAACCGAGTGCCTTCTTCTGTGTGTCGGTTGTGCCGCGCTCTGCTACCCATTCAGCGGTCGGCTTAGCTGCAGATGTAGGAACTACAACGCCGCCTTTGTAGTATGTGCGTGTTACGAGATTGAGGATGTTACCAACCTTTTCGATTTTCTCTACGATCTTGTTAAGAACAGTCGTAGGAATAACAGCACCGACATCACTTGTAACAGTCGTCTCCGGGCTGTTCGTCATCTTGATGGGAGTTCCCTTCATGACATAGTTCATGAACTGCTTTCTGTATTCAAGTTCGTCATCCTGTGCCATGATGGAATCAACAACCCTGTTCGCTCCCGTTTCAGAAAGCGGAGCCTTCACTGCGCCGCGCATGGCAGCGAGATCGGCCTGTTTCTGTGCAAAGTCTTCATATGCTGCGTCAAGTGCATTGATTTCAGCAACTTTCGCATCATACTCGTCTGTGTTGCCATCCTGAAGAAGCATCTCAGCATCATTCAGGAGTGCGTTTCTCTGTGCCATGTAGTCGGCATGATCTTTGAACTTCATTTGTTCAGTCCTCCTTTGAGTTTGAGTAAAGTTAATTGTTTCTGTTTTATCTCTAAATCCTTGAGTTCTTCAGGATTAGAAACCGTGTTTCTGATGCGCTCTTTCACTTCGTCAGACAGGATCTGACAAAAAGCATTATTGAGCGTCCGTTTTTTGTTCTCACCGATGATCTCATCGATAAATCCGAGCTCTTTCGCCCTCTTCGCGTCCATCCAGGTCTCTTCGTTCATGAGCTTGAGCAGTTCTTCCTCCGAGAGACCGGTCCGGAGCTGGTATATGTTCGAGACGGATATGTTCGCGTTCTGAAGGATCTCGGACGTTTTGTCCATCTCGTTGTAATCACCGTATGCACCACACGAAACGTTGTGGATCATGTACTGAAGACCGGGGATCGCCCTGACGGTTTTTCCACCACAGGCGATGATCGTCGCTGCCGAAGCCGCCATTCCGACGATATCAACAGTCACGTCTCCACGTTCGTGCAGCATATAATAGATCTCGTTTCCGGCAAAAAGATCGCCACCGCCGGAATTGATCTCAACGGTGACGGGCTTGTCAGTTTCTGCGAGTGCTTCCCTGATCTTCTTTGGTGTTGTGTTTTCGATCCCGAAAAAGTCATATATCCATCCGTCATCATTTGCGCAGATGGTTCCCTTTACTTCGATGTTTGGCATTGTGAGCCTCCTTTATCATTCATCATCTGTGTCATCGTCGCTTGTCAGGTATCCGGTATCCTTCCGGAGAAGAAGGACATCACCACCATCGACAGGCGGGAGGTTGAATACTTCACGCACTTCGTTCGGTGTCATAATGCCGCGATCGGTCATTCCACCGAGCTGAAGCTTCGTCTTCATGGACGCGAATGTCAGCTTCGAGCTGTCGAAGATGATCTCATTTCCGCATCCTCTCTCACGACGTGAGAACAATTTCCGTGTATATTCACCGGCCATCTGCTGGATCACTGGCTCGATAACTGCTTCATAGTACGAAATCCACTCGTCTTCAGTGTATTTTGACTGGACGATGTTTTTATTCGTATTGAAGAACGAATATATGCGATCCTCGACGGAATTCGACTGTGCAGCGTTCGGAACGTAGCTGTCGCTCTTGACCTGGGTCGCCTCCGCCTTCGCATCAACCGCAGCAACACCGAGTGATGTGTTCGATATTTGCAGATAATTGTCCGCGAACTCTTGAGCCTTGATCTTGATGTCCTCGTCACGCATCGATGACGTGAACTTCAGGAGCCATCGAATCACATTGCTGTTCTTGATGGCTGCCAAGAAGCCCTGGTTGATCGTTCCGACCACTTCCATGACTTCGGCAAGTGCTTCTTTCGGATTTTCCCCGAAAATATCGTTAAAAAAGAAATCATCACGGATGTGAATGATCTCTGAATAGTAAAACTCGGACTGTTTGCCGTTTAAATAATAGAATTTGAGATACAGTCGATGCTCATTGTCATATTTCGCCTCGACGCTTGTCGCCGGGATCGGATACAGCCCGACCGGAATTCCGAAACTGTCTCGGATGATCAGGATGAATGCGTTTCCGTTCAGTGCGAGCTGATTCGCCACCTTTTCCTGAAGCATCTGTCCGGTCATGAACTCGTTCGGCTCTTCCAGCATGAAGCGAGTATTCACGGACGGATTAACGAGGATCTTCTTCGTGCCGTCCTTGTCGACTGTCCGTCTGATGTGTTTTGCTACGGCTTTCCCGATGGCTTTCGTCTTCGGTTTGATACAGCTTCTCACAATATCGGACTTGTAGAGCTTGCCATTCCACGCATAGAAACCATTTCCACAGTCTACGACCATTTTATAGACGGCTTTCTCTGTGGCATTGTCCTGTTTTCTGCTGAATAATCCCATAATTCTGTACCCTTAAATCAATGATTGATATTCTTCGAGGTTGTTTTCATATATGACATAAGCATCGAGCAGTCCGGCAAGGCCGTCGATTCGACGTGTTGCCTGATTTCCCTTCGATGGCTGTATGTTGTCGTTCTTATCCACATCGACGTTCGTGTTCGCCATGCACCACTTCAGGATCGGGTGATTGTTGTACACGATCCGCTTCTTCGAGATATCAGCACCGAGTGATTTCATCGGACTTGACAGTGTTTTCTTCCCCTGGATGACGGGGATCATCACCGTCGCACCGAACCGGTTCTTCATATCCTCGACGAAATACGTCGCCGACCATGAATCGTATCCGACCTTGAAGATATAGATATCAAGTTCGTTCTGTACCTCTTCGAACCATTCCGCGACGTACTTGTAATGGACTTTATTGCCCGGACAGGTCCGGAGAAGACCCTGTTCCATCCACAGGTCATACGGAATCTTGTCTTCCTTGACTCTCTGTTCAAGGAGATCCTCCGGAAGCCAGTACATTTGAAGCACGTATATGTGATCATCGTCCGGAACCTGGAAAATGACGGTCCCGTTCGTGAGGTCGGTCGTGCTCGAGAGGTCACAGCCCCCGATTCCGTATCGCGGCTTCAGTTCCTTGACATCGAACGTCGCCTTGTTGTCAAGCTGCTCGAAAGTCAGCCATGCCTCGGAAGAGGTCTCACGGATATTGAACTCTTTACAGACAAGGTTCTTCACAAGCTTCGGGTTTTCCTTCGCTTTTTCAACCTTATCAGCCAGCGTCTGAAGCTTCTTGATCGTCCCGAGTCCCGGATTCGCTTTTCTCCAGCACTTCGGATCGATCCATTCCTTACGCTGATCGAGTTCGTATATAAAAACAGCTAAGTGCTCATCATGGTATCCGTCCTTATCGAACAGACCATTGATGACGCGCTCAGCTTCGTCATACTTGTCATCGTATATGTCTTCTCTGATGGTTCCGGCTGTACTCGTTATATAGACGAGTGCCTGATCTCGCGCCGACGTACCATCAGCCATGATATTGTACAGTGCTTTGCCGTTCTTCCACTGATGGATCTCGTCCATCAGACAGCCGTGAACGTTCAGACCATCGAGTGTATCACTATCTGATGCGAGCGGCTTGAAAACTCCATCATTGAACAGTTCACTTGACAGTTCAGCCACAAGCGGCTTGATTCTCTTCAGAAGGACCGGACTCTTCCGGACCATTCTCTTTGATTCTGTCCATATGATCTTCGCCTGGTCTCTCTTTGTCGCGACTGCGTACACTTCAGGACCCGGTTCGCCGTCCCCGATCTGAAGGTACAGTCCCACGATGGAAGCGAGGAGGCTCTTGCCGTTCTTTTTGGCGACGATCAGGATCGATTCGCGATACTGTCGGAAGCCGTTTATATCTATAAAACCGAAATCAACCGCAAGGTGTGCTTTCTCCCACAGTTCGAGTTTGACCGGCTGTCCCGCATTCGTGCCTTTTGACAGTCGGCAGTAGTTCTCAGCGAATTCGATGATGTGGTTTGCCCTGGCACTCGAGAAAAAGTATTTCCCGTCAGGCTTCCTGATCCGCGCCGCTTGATATTTGTACCACTGATGAATCTTCCACGAAACAACTTCTCTGCCGGACTTGATTTCGTTCCAGTATTCAGTGATCGGATCATAGTCAGCCGGATATCTGATCCGTTCTCTCATACCTCTGACCGTGAATAAACAAAATCATCGAAGTCGTCTGTGTCCGGCTGCTTCTTTGCTTCGGTTTTCGGCAGCTGATCGTTCAGGATCTTCATCGCCGCGGTCAATTTGTTCGAGCATTGCAAATAACTCTGTAATGCAGTACTCTGTTTTTTGCCGTATTGATCCGGACCGTTCTTGTACTCATCGATCAGACCCGAAGTGATCATCTCTTCCCGGAGATCCTGCATCGCGACTGTCAAAAACGCCACATCCTTGATCGTTGCTCTGACGAGTTTCTTTTTGTTCTCGTCGATATCGGCGAATAGCTTAGTGATCCGATTGACCTCAGTTGTTATTCTTGCTTTTTTTCTGCTGCTTTCGCTTTTTTCCGCTTTTTCAGGTGCTTTCTTTTCTACAGTTTTCCTTGTAGTTCTTTTTTGCACTGTTTTCGCGGGGTTTTTTGCTGCTGTTTTGGCGGTTGTCTTCCGCCGAGTGGTCTTTTTCGTTTCTGCCATTTGACCCACCCCCCTATATGTGCGACTTGCGTATTATATCTATA